TTAGAGTCCAATATTCGCGGCTGAGTTAGCATCAAATTCCTTGTTAAGCCGTTCGTATTTACGTAAAGTTGAGACATTTGTGTGGCCTGTTTGTCTCATAATCCAAGTCTCTGGAGTCCCTTTTTTTATGGAAGATGTAACGTGACCTGCTCGCAAACTGTGACCGGCAACCTCATTAGAGAAACCAAATGGCATACACCATTTCTTGAGCCGTAGTGCAACGGATCGATCTCCTAGTCTTTCTCGGATGATTTTCCCTCCTTTTGTTGTTTGAAGAAAAATAGGTCCAGTGTCTATTTGGGCATAAGTTAACCACTTTTTCAAAGCTCTGACAGGGCAATAAGGCTCATTGGGAGTAAAAGGAATGTCTACAGTTCGGCCTTCTCCTTCTTGGTCGGTTTTTGAGTTCGGAATCAATATAGAAACCCCTTGAGGGTCAAAAGAGAGATGCTCGAAATCTATACTCACGAGTTCAGAACGGCGAAAGGCTCCTGCAAATCCAATAAGGATGATCGCTTTGTCTCTGATACATATGGATGTTTCTTTTTTTCCAAAAGAATCGATCAGCAACTTGATGTTTTCAGTTAATAGAGGAATTTTGCGAACCTGTCTTGTTCCCAATTCTCGACGAATACCTGTCATGGCTTTACGGATCTCCTGATGCCGTGTATCTACATTAATTCCTTGCTCAAGGTAAAAGTGTTTGATACCTGCTAAATAGGCTGAAAGTGACGCAGGCTTTAACTCTTGCTGTTTGGCCATAGAAGAAATAAAGAGACCTATGAGTAACTCATAAGATGACGCTGGAGGTTTGAACATGTCATATCCATGCTCTGTCAACCATTCAATGAACTTTGCCCATGCAAATTCATAGGCTCTGATCGAATTTGAGCACTTGGATTTTTTGGTGTAGGTAAAAAAATCTTCAATTTGCTGCTTTTTGCGTTTTTCAAGATTTGTCTCATCAAGCTTCGAAAGACCATCCATATTTTACCATTATTACCGTTAAGGTCTGCTTAACGGTATAAATACAACAATCGGGATTTTTGAGCAAATTCAAAATTTTATAGCTAATCCATATAGCTGGATAGCTGTTTTTCCAACTTTCCATTTTTTCAGACTTATGGAGAACCAAAGAATGATCAATCTAAAAAAGTATTTTCTTGCCATTCCTTATTTTTGATATCGTGTTAGCCCTACATGTTTGTGATTTAAAAGAGGGAAGTGCAGTGGCAGAAAATAGTCCTACAGTCGATATGCTGTTTAAATTGGCAGCCGAAAACATACAATCTGAATTTGAAAAAATTCGAAAAACAATGCCACACCATCTGACTTCTGGAGAAGAAGCTGAAGACTTGCTGAGTAAATTTTTAAATGCACATTTGCCAAGACGCTTTGCAGCCACGTCAGGATTTGTCATTGATACAGATAACACCCTTTCTAAACAATGTGACGTCCTCATTTATGATGCTGAAAATAGTCCTATATATCGCGCGGGAAGCAGAGGTCAAATATTGCCCTCTGATAGTATTGCTTCAGTAATTGAGATAAAATCCAGACTCAATAAAAAAGAATTGCAAGATGCTTCAGAAAAGATTGCGAGTGTAAAAAAGCTCAAAAGAAGTGCCATTTCAGAACTTGATCAACCCGTTACATTTTCTAATTTTATAGTAAACTCTTCATTAGGAGTAGTTTTTGCATATGAATCAGATACATCTCTACAAACTCTTGCAGAAAATTTAAGAGAGCTCAATAAAACTCTGCCTCGTGCGCATTGGATTGACACAGTGGTAGTTTTAGGAAAGGGGATGATAAGTTACTGTATAGAATTTCCAGGAGAGAAAAAATTTCGTGGGATGATAATGCCTCCTGCCTCTGAAGATTTTGTTATTTTTCCTTGTTATATTCATTTATCTATTTTCGAAGATGCTGAGTATGCACTCAATCGATTTTTTCTGTCTCTTATGTCTGTGCTGGCTTTTTATAGAAAAAAAACCTTCGTACCCTTTGACAGCCTTTTACGTGGAGCAGAAAAGACCACTAAAACTATCAGAGGATATTGGTATAAAACTGATCGAGAATTGGTAGAAGTGCCAGAAGAGCAAATTGGCAAAGGCAGAGAGCCACTAGCTATTTTTGACGTCTTTTATCAGGGAAGTAACAATATTATCGCAAGATTTAAACAACATGAATGGTCTGATGGATTCATATATGAAGTCATTCCTCCAAAAAATGACAGTCTCGCCATTCTGCAATTGATTGTAAAAATGACCCAACAACAACCGTTTAATGTACTTCCTACTCAAGAAGGTGTGGTTGCTTTTACTTCTCTACTAAAAGGCAAACCTCCAACGATGGAAGAAATTAAAAAACACCTTACTAAACATGCTAACGTAAGAATCGAGATCCGTTAAAAGGAAGTCGCTCTGGGCATCCAATGGGTTATTCTATCTGTATATCCATCATGCTCTTCTTGATTACACGCTTTAATAAATCCGAACTTCTGGTCTGCTTCTAAGTGTTTGTCGCATTCAATTATTGTCGGGACCAGAAATTTTCCTTTACAATACATAGCAGCTAGAATTGGACAATCAGGACAATCTGTTCTAATGTACACATCTTGAAAGTTTTCTGGCGTCGACTTGTCAATTCTAATCCATTCCATCGCTATTTCCATTAGTAGATGTAGGTCCTTTTTTTAGAATATCTGTTCATATTAGTGTAAAGCCCGACATAAAATCGGTCCATCTTATGAAGATAAAGTTTATTTTTCCAAACAGAAACTCTAATTTCTTAAAGAGCTGCAATGACATAGATTAAACCTCCATGATATTGCACCACACAACAAAAGGGTTGGCGTTATTCGAAGCATTCAAAATAATTGAGTCGCTTGCATTGAGAGAAGTTCCTCCTGATAATTGCATTGGGTTCGCGCCTCCCACATTCACTTGACTGATCACCTTATTCCCTAACCCAGAAACGCCGCCATTTGGCACGTAATTTAAGTTCATCGTGATCGTAGATCCCGAATTGTTGAATCCAAAAATAGAGTTAGAGTCGCCATTCCATGTCGAACTTCCCATGATAAAAACAGACTTCATAGCTGGGACGGTATAAAGAATATTGTCTCCACTTGCCAATGAAAGTAGTCTGGGCGATTTCATCCCTGAAGTCTTATCAAACTCCATGACATGAGTCCATAAATTGATGCCTGCTTGAGACATATTAAGGGCTATCGTGTCCCCTTCCTCCAAAATAATCGGTGTTCCTTGGTTGAGGTCGATGATGTTGATATAAGTATTTGTTGCTAAAGTAGTCGTAGGAGAAAGACGATAATAAACTCCGCTGATTTTTACTTCAAAGTACAGGGTTGTGGTGCTCCCAGCTGTATTAAATAGGTCTATTTCATTGATAAACGCTCTTTTGCCCGATGGGACCGTATAAATATCTATGTCTCCAGATCCAGCATTGCCTATAAATCCTACTGGAAACTTTAAGCCACTAATCCCAAGCCCTTGGTAAAAAGACATCGTACTGTTATTTATCGCATTTTGTGTGCCCATTATATTTCCATTACGCTAACCCAAAGCATCTGCCCCGGATCTCCCGTTCCTAAGTTGTATGATACAAAATCACCAGCATTCAAACTTTTCGGACCAGCTAGGGATGTCACCCCATTGGCCGATACTGCATTATTGATCGAGCTATTTGTAGGCCCTGGAGACCCGCCGTTGGGAACTACTCTACAATCCAATGTTGAACTTACACTGGCTGCACTAGCTAAAAATGCTCCTATTGAATTATTGATCGACAAATTTCTATCCAGCATCCATGCGCTTTTACCCACTGGAACCATATAAATCGTATTATCACCAGTAGAGGGTCCTAAGATTTTCGATGTTTTCAGACCTGTATTGATATCAAACTCCATGACCCTCGACCATACATTCAGACCGGCCTGCGAAGTATTATAAGAAAAAATCTCTCCTGGCTCTAAAATGATTGATGGGGCCTGGACACTAGCTGTACTAATGCCAGCAGCCGTGCTTGAATTGATGCTTACTCGATAATACACTCCGCCTACTTTGATTTGAGTATGCCAGGTAGTCAGAGTGGCAGCCGAATTATAGGCATGTTGGCTGAAAATAGCCGCTCTTTTGCCAGGCGGAACCGTGTAAATATCCACATCCCCACTCCCAATATTTGATTGGAAAATGGATACAAATCTAGGATTACTGACATAAATACCTCCCAGACCTCCCATCACAGCATTTTCAATCACATTCTGTGCCATTAGATCTCCACTACATTCATCCAGGCGGTTTGAATTCCTGTTCCAACTGAAGTATTTAAAACCACAAAGTCTCCACCATTCAAACAGGGAATCACTTGTGGGAAAAAGCCATTGTTATTTGATACATTTGTCGCCGCACTCACTTGATTGCTTACCCCCTTTACTCCCCCATTCGGAATAAAATAGAGCGTGTATTGCGCCGTTCCCCCAGAGACATTGATGCATCGAAAACTACTTCGATTGGCCGCAACTATTGTCGTTACCATATTGCCTCCCAGTCCAGATGCTGTTTTGCCAGAAGGGACAGTATAGATGGTGTTATCACCACTAATCAGGTTCAGAATCTTTGGAGAATAAATGGGGTACGTCGCGTCATATTCGAAAATGCTATACCAGAAATTTAACCCAGCTTGAGATGTGTTAATCGCAAGGGTTTCTCCAGATTCCAAGATGATTGCAGGAACAGCTATATCCCCTGAGCTAGCTCCTGAAGAGGTATTTACTGTTGCATTAAGGCGATAGTAAACGCCAGCGATTTTTAATGTGCAAAACCAGTTTGTAGTAGTTCCTGCGGTATTTTTTGTCTCATAGGATAAGGCCATAGCACGTCTGCCAGTCGGCGCTGTATAGAGGTCTATGTCTCCTGCTCCAGCATTTCCCAAAAAGGCTTTAAAAAAGCGCCCTCCATAAATGGGTAAGTTGGCAGGGAAAGATTGTCCTTGTCTATTGATCGAATTTTGAATGAACATGCTTCCTATAGCTTTGAGAGGGTCAAAATTTGTTGTATGGGAGTATAGGAGAGATTGAGTTCTTGAGATCCCTTGACGGTTCTTTTTAAATTAACTAAATTTTAAAAAAAACTTTACAAGTATCCTATATTCTACGTCCTTCTTCATTTCGATTCAAATGCAGATATTGCTTCTCTGAGGACGAATTTTACCTTACTGAAGGAGCCAAATCCCCTCTTTTCGAGTAAGTTTGCAAGATTTTACTGCAATTTTATTAGAAATTGGTTATAATAGAGGTATAAAGCAAGAAAATATTGCAAAGAGCACGTATGAAAACAGATATAGGTCAGAGGATCAAGGCAGAAAGAGAGCGAAAAAAGATCTCCCAGGAGAAGCTTGCAATTGCTCTTGGATGGAACCATCATCAAATCGTAAGTGACCTGGAACAGGGAAAACGTGAGGTGAAGGCTTGGGAGCTTTATGAAATCGCCAAATTTTTGCATGTCGATATGGATGTCTTAATGGGTAGTAAAGAGTCTCAGCAACAGCCCTATGTTTTGTGGAGACAAAAGCCCACCCAAGACGAAAAAATCCTCGAAGCGCGCTTTACAAATGAATGTGACAATTATCTGTGGGTTGAAGAAGCCATATCAAATGCCAGACTCCCCTCCATGGCAGTTTTGGAAGAGTTGCCAAGAAAAAAGATTGACCTCACCAACTTTACTTTAGAGCATGCCTATCAGCTAGCCGAAAGCATCAGGCAATGTATGGCTTTGGGAGATTTTCCAACAGCACAGCTTCTAGGCGTGCTTGAGGATCGATATGGCATTAAATTTATCGTAGATAATGATGAGATGGAACCTTCTGCTGCATGTTCTCGATCGGGAAAAGGATGTTTTATCCTCATCAACGGCCGTAATGTAGAAGTGAGACAATATTTCAGCATTGCTCATGAGCTTTTTCACCTGATTACTTGGGATGAAGAGATGCTCAAGTTGGTAGATAGCAATCAGGAATATCACGAGAAAAACGAGCAGTTAGCTAATGCTTTTGCTGCGGGTCTTCTCATTCCTAAAGAAAAGCTGGAAATTGAAGCCTCGAAAATTTGTGCAAACAAATCAATAGGTCCTTCTGATGTGATTGCTTTAGCCGAGCAATTCCAGGTCTCTAAAGAGGCTATGCTATATCGAATGCGCAATGTGAATTTGATTTCTCACAAACAACTTAATGAAATAAAAGAGCGCCTACAGACCATTGTGAACATGAAAACCTCTAGTCAAACAATTGCTCATTCTCTTCGAAGCAAATATGTGCGCCTTGTCTATATAGGTTTGGAGCATGTTAAAATCTCCAGAGCAAAAGCCGCAAAACTGCTTAATGTCGATTTGTGCGATCTCTCAGACCTTTTTAACGAATATGGCTTTGCTGAAGTAAATGCAGTCTAAATTGAAACAAAAAATTATTTTCGATGCCAATGTGATTATTTGTCTGCATAGGTTCTCCTTATGGAAACAGGTTACTCATGCTTGCAGTGCAGCTATAACCCCCATCATCAAACGTGAAGCCCGTTTTTACAAAGATGAGCAAGGCTGCAAAAAACCTATAGAATTAAGCCTAGATGTGGAATCTCAAAAAGTGGAAGAAATTCCAGTCTCTCTAAAAGATTTTTCCTGCTTAGACACGGTTCTCAATGATTTTTTTCTTCAATCAATCGATGCGGGTGAAAGAGAAGCAATCGCTTTTTTGTACAACACTAGACAAAGCAATCAGTATCTATTTTGCACAGCAGATATGCTGGCAATCAAGTGTCTCGGTATTTTAGGACTTAAATTTCATGGAATCTCGCTCCAGGAGTTGTTTGAGAAACTAGCCATCAAATCAAATCCTCTTGGAAATGCCATCCATAACCATTCTAAAGAGCTTTTTGATCGAATGCTTAATGAGGGATTTCAAGAGTCCCATTTATACAAAAAAAAGTAATCTCGTTTCTAATTTCAGTTTATTCAAAAATATAAATTTAAGTTGTTGATATACAAATATTTTCGTATTTACAAATACTTCCTTCTGTGGTTTTAATGCCTCTCGTTAACTTTATCTAAATAACTGGAGGTCAGTATGAAAAAAATTTTTCTGTTTTTGATTTCAATATTTGCAACTGCAAGTGCTTTTGCAGAACCATTTTCATTTTCTAATTTTTACATTGATGGATTCGGAGGAATCAATTTTGTGAATAGTTTCAAAGAACGCGGTGTTCGAGTCGATTTAAATTCTGGATATGCAGTAGGGGGCGCATTGGGATATAGGTTCTCAAGATTTTTTAGGCTTGAAGGAGAAGCAGCATATAGATCCAATACATTCGATCAAGTGGTTGTAAAAGACATGCAATTCCCTGCTTCTGGAGGCATCAAAAATATGACTGCTATGGCAAATGGGCTCATTGAAATCCCCCTATTAGAAAACACTCTAATCCCCTACTTCGGCGGTGGAATTGGCGAAAGCTGGAGCAGAGAGAACTTCAAATTAGAACCCATAGCAACAGATGAAGGAACCTATGTTTTTGACAGATCCATAAAGAGTAGTCGTGGTTTAGCTGGTCAAGGTATAGTGGGATTAATTTTCTCCACTGGCCAAAAAATACAGGCAGCCGTGGAATATCGCTATTTAGATGGCTCTCACATCCAAGGGAATCACACAATAGGTCTAAACTTAAAAAGATATTTCTAAAGATAGGACACTCCAAATGCTCTTCACTCGAAAAAGAGCATTTGGAAAATTTACAAATCATGAGCTATATGATCTCAGTAGCGTCTGATAATAATTTTGATCTACTAAGAACTAGCCGCACTTTAAAATCTTTAACTCTCTATATTCAACATTCTGTGTTAGTTGGTAATCCATTTAAATGTTTTTCCGTTTAACTGGTTTGTTGGATTTCCAACTTTACGGATGGTTGGATGGTTGATAAACAAACCAGATGGATTGTTTCTTTGCTGGATGTATGGCTTGTTGGTTGAATGGATGGATTGCTTAATTACTGGATGTCCAGTTAATGACTGTGTCTAAGTGATAGCAACATTTCTATGCCGTTTTCAATTAAAGAGGATTGCCAGTTTTTAGTTTTTCTTTGACGCTAATTTTTCTTCAATCATGGATAAAATAAGATCGTTCATACTTCTATCTTCTTGAGCTGCTCGAATTCTGATAGCTTTTCTTAATTCTAATGAGCATTCAAGTGTGATTCGAGCCCTTTTAGGCTTTTCGTTATTTTTAGTCGTTTTAGTCGTAGTTTTCTTCGCTGCCATATGGATCCTTATCTAGTGATTCACACCCTCATCTTATGAAAACCCCTAATTCAAGTAAATCATCAATTCCGCTGTTTACACAAAAATGCGCATTCAGTAGATTTGTATTTCAAGGACTCAAAACAACCCAAGGACACATCTCATGTTCAAAATAGCGATCTGCAACCAAAAGGGAGGATGCGGAAAAACAACTACAAGCATCAACCTTGCGGCAGGTTTAGCCTATGCTGGAAAAAAGGTCCTCCTCATAGACCTAGACCCCCAAGGAAACTCCACTATAGGACTCGGAATCAAGACAGAAAATCGACAAACGATTGCCGAACTACTATGCCAAGAAGAGTGTGAAGTAAAAGACATTGTGCAAGATACGTATATTGAAGGATTGCATATTCTCCCCTCAGATGTTTCTTTAGCTGTCGCTGATGTGAAGCTTGCCCAAATCCAAGCTAAAGAATTCGCTCTGCGTTCTAAGCTGACAAATATCAATTATGACTATCTCATCATTGATACCTCTCCTACCTTTGGCACTCTATTAACCAATGCTGTTTTAGCTGTCGATCATATCATTTTACCGGTCGGATTGGATTTTTTTAACTTAGCTGGCATGCAAAGCTTCGTAGATACAATTAATCGCACTAATAAGAAAGTTGGCCATCACGTGAACCATCGAGCTGAAATTCTTGGTGTACTCGTAACCTTTTTCAAAATGTCAACTAAACACTCAAAGAAAATTTTTGACGCAATCAATGAGCTCTTTGGTGAGAAAGTCTTTAATACAAAAATTCCTGAGAACGTCCGATTGAAAGAGTCTCAAGAAGCTGCAAAAGCAATTTTCGATTTTGCTCCTGATTGCAGTAGTGCAATTGCTTATCGTGACCTTACAAAAGAACTTGAGGAGAGATTAAGTTATGTCAGGAATTGAAGAGCTCAAGCAAAAAACCAAAATATCAATGGATGAAATGTATGAAGATCAGCCAGTTGGGAAAATGGAAAAAAAGATATCTGGACAAACAGACAGCCAACTAGCTGGACAAATGGGAAACCAACCATCCAATCATCCAACAAAAAATCCACCTATCAAGAAATTTGAAAAGGAATCCAAACAGACAAACAACCATCCAAGAAACCAAGAAGCCAAACAACCAGAGAGTTGGACTTCTGGACAACCAGTTAACCAGCTAGCCAGCAAGTTGGCAAAACAGTTAAATGAACAGCCAGATGTCCATGAAAGTGGATTAATGGATACCCAGATAACCAGACAACCATCAGTATATCCTGTAAAGCAAATGCAACCACAAAAGATGTCCACTTGCAAAATGACTTTTAATTTGACAGAAGACATCTATAAAGCGTTTAACGACCTCTACGCTAAGCGAATGCTACAAGGACGTAAAACGGAAAAATCTGAATTGATTTGCGAAGCCATTCAATGGCTAATCAAAATGGAAGAAAATGGGACAAATTAAACAAAACCGCAAAGTTACGACAAAAGCATCAGTTAGTTCAAGGGATTGAGAATGATCGACAACCTAGTCAAAGAAAAGCTAAAGGCGTCTATTCGAATAGAGGAAGTAGCTGAGCATTTGGATCTTCATCATATGCTAAACCTCAAGCGCGTCGGTGGGCATTTGGTCGGTCAATGCATCATGGGACACGATTCAAAAAGTGGACAGTGCTTTAAGCTGGGTCCGAATTGGAGTCATTTTCATTGTTTTAGTTGTAACGAGTCCTTTGATGCCATAGAGCTTATCCAAAAAGTAAAGGGGCTGAGTTTTGTCGAAGCATGCAAGTATCTTGCAGAAACATTTCGCCGAGATTTGCTAGAAGATCTGAACAAAAGCAATCTCTTGAATCCAGAGGCTAAGAAGTCTTATTCCACAGCCAATCTTTATGAATTGATCTTTGAATATGGACAAGAATTACTCGTAAAAGAAGAGGGGAGTGAAGCATTTGAATACCTCACGAAAGTTAGGGGATATGAGCCTTCCAAATTATTTTCTACCGAATGGATTTATTGGCCTAGAGATGCAGAGCTCAGAGAATACCTAAAAAAACGACTTCCATTTGAACGAAAACATGAAGCAAGTGAAATTAAACTTAATGGGGCAGGAGGAGATCTCTTTAGAGCAGCTCTTCCTTATAGAGACAAATTTGGAAGAATTCTTGGCTTTGCAAAGAGATCCACTATTACGAAAGGGGTAGAGGGATCTGATGGTCGTACATACAGATGGAGCTACACATCTGGCCTTAAAAAAGATGATCTCTTCAATATCTATAAATGCAAACATGAAAAGCAGCTTCTCTTAGTCGAAGGTCTCCCAGATGCTGCTTATCTACCTAGTTTAGGACTCTCAAACATTGTAGCCACAGGTCAAGGAGAGCTCTCTTCAAAACACATCGAGAGTTTGAAGATTTATGAAATCGAAAGTGTCATCATAGCCTTTGATAACGAACCAAAAAACAGCAAAGGGGAAATTGGTTCCGTTGAAAAATCCAAAAAAGCAGCAGATCTCCTAGAAAGAAATGGAATTAAAGCATTCATCTTACCTCCTCATCTCCTTGCTCCATTTAAAGATCCTGATGAATATGTGAAGTCATATGGAGTAGATGCTTTCAGAAAATTGATCAAAGAAAAAGCCCTGGCAAGAGCACGATGGCTTCCTGCTTATTTTGCTTACAAAGATGATCTCAACACTGATATCGGTCGTTATTCAGCATTAGCAAGAGCTGCAAAAGAATATGTCCGAATAGAAGATGCTTTAGACAAGAATATCTTCAAACAAGAAATAGAAGTTGTTTTTAGCCTTAGCCAAAATGAAATCGATGGAGTGATGGCTAAAGTTCTAAAAGAGCAAAAAGAAAAAGAGGATGAGGAAAAGCATAAAAAGCTTCTAGAAGATGCTCAGAGGCTTCTTTCACACGGAGAGATAAATAAAGTAGAGCAACTTCTTTCTCATTTAAAAAAAACGCAAACAAGTGATGAATTCTTTCTACAACCTTACACAGTAAAAAACTTAAAAGCAGACCTATCCAACATCAAAGAAGGATTGAAAACTGGATACAAATCCCTCGATGACATTATCCAGATCCCTCAAGAAGCCATCACTATCATTGCTGGAAGGCCTTCTCATGGAAAAACGACCACTCTACTCAATTTCTTCGTAAATATGGTCAAAATCTATCCAGAGAGAGAATTTTACTTTTTTTCATATGAGGAACCAAGAAATCAAATCCTACTGAAAGTATTAAATATTCTTAGCGGAGATCTCATCAGCGGATCTAACAATTTAGGGGAGTTAGAAGGGTATATTCGTGGAGGATTTACAAGCCGTTCACGTATTAATGAAGCTTCTGCAACTCTTCAATCTCTGACTGAAAGCCACAGGCTTATGGTTTGTGATTATTCATACTTTGCGGATGACTTAGCAAAGGTCATTGCAACCTTGCGAGAAAAACGAGGGAAAATAGGCGCTATCTTCATAGATTACATTCAAAAGATAAAATACAAACACAGATGCTCGACAAGACAACTTGAGCTGCAAAAAATATCTGAGACAATCCTAGAAACAGCAAAATTCAATTCCGTGCCTATAGTTCTCGGAGCACAGCTTGGACGAGGGAATAGCAAAAAAGAGGTTCTTCGACTTGATAATCTTCGAGAAGCTGGGGACATTGAAAATGACGCCAAACTTGTGCTAGGTATTTGGAATCAAGCCAAGGAAGAAGCCGAAAATAAAGGAGAAACTCTTACAAGTAGGAAAGTTGACCTAGATTGTGTAGTGCTTAAAAACCGCAATGGACCCTCCAATCAGAGCGTATCTTTAGAATTTGATAGACCTTTATCCACACTGCATGAGAAGAACTGGAACATATGAGCAACCAATCATTAAAAGAAAAGCCTAAGGCCAAAAAAGCAAAAAGCAAGACTTCAAAAAAAGAAGTAGCTCATGAACTCATTGTTCCTGAACATGAAGGACCAGATTATCGACTCACTGTCATCAATAAAAAACTCCATGTAGTCGATAATAAGACAGGAAAAACTATCAATATCAATACCATTGAAGATCTGCAAATGCTTGGTATTCCTTTCAGTGAAGTCAATAGCTCTGAAAGTAAAGAATGGGAATCCGCTGCATCCTCTATCCAAAATTTTTCCCCAACTCAGCTTACTTCTTTGAAAAACATACTCAGCGAAATGGGTCCTACCATCCAAAAAACGCTCATCGAAGAAGCCATCCAACGTGTTATTGAGCAATCTTCAAATAAAGATACTTTTGCTTTCCCTTCTCATGCTCTCATGTTCACATTGCTTGCCATGTTTGCTGGTAAACCAGACAAAATTCCACGACGTCTATTAAGTAAACCTCACTCAGAATGGACGAATGAGGAACGAAAAGAAGCCGAAGAATTTTTATCTTCAATCATTCGAGTCGAAAAAAATCCTTCTTTCTTAAATGGAAAAGAAGAAACTGAAGAAAAATTTATTGCTATAGTAAGTGACAATCCCAAAGTAGAAGCGCAGGCAGAAATTTCAGCATCCATTTTCAAAGAAGATCTCCATTTTAGAGAAGTAAGCTTAGCAATGCATATCAAACGCACTTTTGGTGCTGAAGGCCTTCGACATCTACTAGGCTTGCTAATAGGTTTAGAAGAGAATTTTAGAAAAGGTCACTTTATATGGAGCGTCAATGAGCATCTTGCAAGACTTGGGTACAATAAGAAGTCTCATGGGGGCTATGACCAAGAATTAAAGAAAACATCTAGTGAGATCATTAAAGTTTTTCAAAGCTTGTTTATCACAGCTCGAAAAAAAGAAGGGAAAAAGGAAGTAATCCAAGGAGAGCGTCTCTTTAGTGTTGATGGTTTCCGGCAAGAAATTTTTGATAAGGTCATCATTGATGAAAAAATCAAACTGAGAGCGACAGACTTTTGGTATAAAAATGCATTTGAACCCAAAGATGGCCAGGCTAGAAAATACACAAAATTGCTAAAGAAAATAGCTCATGAAAACCATCGAGAGCATCATCTCACAATCTATTTAGCACCTTTATTGGCAATTTTCTGGCGCATGAATCCTCAACAAAAAATCTCCGTGATTAGCTTAATGGACTGGTGTGATTTGGATTATAAGGGACGATATAAACTTAGGGATCTGAGAGCTCTGGAATGTGAACTCAACTATATGAAAGAACATGGATATTTAGGGGAGTGGAAAAGCAATGGAGAACAGTTGCTTCCATCGAAGTCTGAAGATCCTTTCAAATGTTCTCTTACGCTAACTCCTCCTGAATGGCTTGATCAAGAATTGAAACTTATCCAAAGCAAGCGTGAAATCCCAGCCATAGAAAAACAAGAGGAACTGCCCCTAACTCTCGCAGAATTTCGTGAAATATTTAAAAACTCAAAACTCAATGCTAAACAATTCGCTAGTCATCTTGGTATCACAGCAGCAATGGTAAGCCTCATTTTGAACGAAAAAAGACCCATAAAAGAAGATATAGCGAATAAAGTCAGGGAATTTGCTAAATCTTTTTAGTCAAAAAAGAGAAAAAGCTCAGCAGAATTAACAAAATCCCACTCCCTTGATCACAGCTATCAGAGATAAGCACATCTGATTTCTTGATTAACAAGAGCTGTTTTGCATTGGAAAATCGAAAAAATATATTTTGAATTTCATGCGATTATGTCGCGCTTTCAGATTAACAAGATTAACAAAAGCCAACCCTCTTGATCACAGTTTGTCGAGAAGAAGAGCCTTTCACTCCAATTAACAACACCCTACTCTCTCAGTCACAAACGATTTGGAAAATATTGCTATCACTTAAAGACTTAGATACAAAAGAAAGGCGATTAACAAGATTAACAAAAACCACCTCTCTTGATCACAGTTTTCTAAGATAGATAATAGTGCTAATCCTCATAGGGTTACGTACTTGATTTATCGATTAACAGGATTAACAAGATCCAACTCCCTTGATCACAGTTTAGCAAGAGAACTGGTATTTCACTCCATTAACAAAGGCCACCTTTCTCAGTCACAAGTGATCTCAAAAATAGTATTGTTTCTTAATGATTTAGCTATTCAAAAGAGCGATTAACAGAATTAACAAGATCCAACCCCCTTGATCACAGCTATCGGAGATAAAAAAAGTTAAGAGCTTTCCGATTAACAAGCACCATTCTTTTAAACAGAGGCGGAATTTAAAAAATTTTCTATTCAGAATAATGGCATACGCGAGACTGCATGATTAACAAGATTAACAAAAACCACCTTTCTTAATCACACTTTACCGAGAGGCGAGTGCTTGACCACAATTAACAAACACCTACTCCCTTAGTCACACAACAATTCCATAATGTCATTTATATTTAGATATTTAAGTATAAAAAATGCCACTTAACAAAATCGGCAAAATCCAACCATCTTAATCACAAAAATGATTTTTTTATAATGACTGAAAATCAAAAGGTTATGAATTAAGTATGCAATTAACAAGATTAACAAGATCCAACCCTCTTGATCACAGTTTGCAGAGAGAAAGATTCGATTAGTCAAGTTAACAAAGCCAAACCCTCTTAGTCACAGGTAATTTTGAAAACAATGTTATTGCTTAAGCACTTAAATATGAAAAAAGAGCGATTAACAAGATTAACAAAATACCCCTCCCTTGATCACAGTTTTTGCTTCCTATTAAGTTCATAAACTGGTGATTAACAACACCCTACCCTCATAATCACAATACCCAACTCCCTTGATCACAATACCTACCCCCCTTGATCACAAGGTGTTTCTTAAATCGCTGAAAATGAGAGATATAAATAGGGATTAACAAGCTTAATTATATTCAATCAGAATATAATTTTGTTAACTGCTCCGCAGTAAACAACAGCTCTCTCTCGCTTACGCTACGAGAGCTGAAGAATGCTCTTTCTAATGGTGAACATTTATTGCCGCCCATCAAACTTTTAGCTCCCAAACAATAATGGATGATTCAATAGCTCCTCCAAAAAGTTGTGCAGAGGGAGTGCCATTAATATATGCTGTGCCTGAGGGCGCAACTCCAAGATAGACTTTGAAAGTAGTTGGACTAATAGTTCCTGCTGTCATGTAGTGATTTAGAGTAATCGGACCTGGGTTTGGTCCAGATGTGTATAACACGCCTGCCGTTAAAGCGTTTATTATAGAATCTTGAAAAAGGGCAATGATAGGTTCATTGACTCCTGAGTTGGAGGATGCGTAAGCAAGAACTTGGATAAATAATAGATTGTTGGAGTTTGTTGGGGTTATCGACACGCTATACATAAAAGCGCCCCCAGAAGTGGTTGGAACAGCTGTTAATGAAAAAGCATTAGACGTATTTGAGTAAGTGCTAAAGCTCGTTCTTTTATATTGAACTAGGGTTTGAAAAGCAGAGGGAGGCTGGAAAGAGGGAGCAACTCCAGGTCCATTTGAAGTTGCTACATTTCCAGCGGCTCCAGGATTTAAACCAGAAAAGAGTCCATTTCCATTATAGTGGACCAGTCCTGGGGAAATTAGGTTAATTGAGTTATTTGTTCCCATTATACATATGATATGTTGCCGATTGCGCTGTCTACTCTCCAGGTTGTATTTGCAACGATGCAAATCAATTCTAAACAGTCACCTGCATCTGTGCTTGCCAAAGACCCGCCTGCACCGACTGTGGTCGCTATATTGCCAAACAAAATGGATTGGCCTGCGCCTTGAGAAATTGACCATGCGCCTTGGATGCCCACTATTCTCATCGTATCAAATTTTGCGGCAGTTGAGGGGAGACTGAAAGCAACCGCCGTTGGATTGTTAGCATAATATCCATTGCCAGATACCATTGCTTGTGAAGAGCCTGTTACATCCGTCCATGCTGTGACCCCACCAGATCCTGTGGCTGGAGCCCATTTGGTTCCGGATGGTTGAGAAGAATCGGCTGTTAAGACATAGGTATCTGCACCAACGGCGAGTGGAGTGAATGCACTTGGTCCGGTCCCAACCAGAATCACCCCTTTTGCTGTATAGTCTGCAAAACCGATTAAGGTATCTGCCGCCCTATTTGGGTATGTATAAACACCTGCCCCAGCAAATTGGTTTGTAAGGGTAAAATCACCATTCCCATTGAATGTGGCTGTTCTTTTGGTGGTTCCTCCACCAATGCTAAAGCCAACCAAAAGGTTGGCAATATCTAGGTTTACTGCTGAATTATGAGCCATTTTCCTGCCTCTTTTTTGTTAAATAAGGTTTACGATTCTTTATATTTTTCCTTTCGTTTTATGGTGTTATCTCTGCAACCATTAGATAACAAAGAGATGCGCCACCATACAGGCGTCCTCCACTATTGCCATTAACATAAAAATGAGGGGACCCTGCTGTATTCTCTAAACCGACCCTCATTTTAAATATTGTTGGGGAAGTGCTTCCCGCAGTTGTAAAATGAAGTAGGGGAACAGAAGCCCACATTCCTACATTGCTATTGGCTCCTGCGATTGCCAAGGCATTCGCAATTGAGTCGCGAAATAAACAGGCCATCATTGCGCCAAAAGTACCTGAAAAAAATGCAACCCCTTGAGCCTGCCCCCAAACTATCAATTGACTGCTTGCATTTGTTGGAGTGATGGAGACAGTTAGAATCTCTTCTCCTTCTGTATTTTGAGGAATTGTATTGTCATGAGGGAAGGTTGCCGAAACATCGATAAATGAGGCTGTTGAAGCAGATACCATTTGCGCAATTTTACTTGATCCTGCGGATGCCCATTTTGTGCCTGTTGGCTGCGTATTATCTAGGGTTAAAACCAGTCCATTAGCAGCCGCAGCCAGAATTGCAGGGTTCAATCCTCCTCCTTGACCGAAGAGGAGATCTCCTTTGTTGAAAAGCGCCGGTGTATTAATAGAGTTTTGGGTCATTGATTTTCTTTTCCTAAATATATTCTGTGATGATTACGATGCCGCTTCCGCCTTGTCCTCCAGCAAAAGGGCCAGTCCCAATGTTAGAAGCTGAAGCTCCTGATCCTCCTCCTCCAAATATCCCTACATTTCCAGAAACAGAATCGGTATTAGCATTTAGTGATTGTCCTCCAGCTCCAATTCGGTTGCTTCCTCCAGCTCCCGAAAATCCACGAGCTACACCGCTCGTGACGTTTGCAAAGCTTGACATCCCAGGTGCACCGATGTAATCCAATCCTGAAAAGATATTCGCTCCTCCTTGTCCAGAAGATGAAGCTGCTGCGTTTCCTGGAGATCCACCCGCTCCTCCTGTTGCCGAAATCAAAGACCCTACACTGGTCATTCCCCCTTGGTTTCCAACTCCATTTGATACCCCTGTTCCTCCAGGTCCAATCGTCACAGTTTTTGAGGCTCCTATGGTTGCTGCACTAAAAAAGCCCCAATTATAATTTCCAGCAGCTCCCCCTCCTCCAACAGAGACAGTCGTTCCCAGAGAAGTCGATCCAACTCCTCCTCCGCCTCCACCTCCTCCGAAGACTTCAATCAAGCAATATTTCATGTTGCTGGTCGGAATGTAAGTTCCAGAAGAAGTGAAAATCTGCTGATTAATAGAGGTGAATCCACTGCCTCCAGGCGCATTTACCCATTCTAAACCTGTATCTTGCGCAGAATTAGCTGATAGAAATTTGCCATTTGTTCCTATAGGAAGAACTGCATATTGGTTGGCTGTTCCGTCAAAGGTAAGCAATTGCCCTTTCATTAGTGGAAGACCAACGAATCTTCCTAAAGAATTATCGTAAATAGCAATGCCCGGTTGTTTTAGATTTATCGCATTATTAGTCCCCATAAAAATCCTCGTATTTTCATAGGTTAGTTAAAATTTTCTGGTAGCTGTATGTGCAAACCCAATTATAAGTCGCTCCTGAAACTCCAGTTACAGATAGCTGAACAGATTGAGAGAGGGTATTAACAACACATGTGAAGAGTGCGGCTGAAGAAGAGGCTATATTGATAAGGGGGGAGCCTACCAAGGTGACATTTCCTCCTACGGCTCTCCTTGCGCAAATCAAAAAATTTCCTCCTACCATATTCGAATGATCATCTTCTGCTGCGGTGATTGTTCCCGATAAAGTAATTGACTCACTCTGATTGAGGAGGACAGAGGCTAAGACTTGAGGGGTATTATTCGTTGTTTGTATTCCAGATTGGCTTGTGTATCGGGAAGAGCCATTAAATCCTGAAGTGATTGCCTCGAATCTTTCAAACACTCCATTTGCATTTTGCACGGAGCTATTGGTTATCTGGACATTTCCTCCGCTAAAGACATCACTTGCGTTATTTCCTGCTCTTCCAAAATAGCAATTGGATACGTATGTGTTGAAATCAGAATTATTTATGGTTCCAACGTTGTAGAGAGGACTTGAGGTGATTTCGCAATGTTCATAGATGATGCCCCCTTCTGTTGAAGACCCTATTGTGTGAAAAGGAGCATTCTGGACATTTGAAAAATGTGTTGAATGGTAGCAAGCAAAAGAATAGGCACTGTTTCCTGAAGTGACTACTTGAGATCCATAAGTACAATCTCGCAAAACAATGTTATGTGATACTCCATCTGGAACCAAATAGGTATTTAGGGGATTGATAAGCGATCGAGATGCATAAAAATTATTATCTCCAGCCAGTTTGAATAATAGGGATCCTCCTGGACCTTGATCGGTGACGACACAATCTGAAATGATTAGATTTGAGTTTGTTAGATTAAATGCGCATTGACCAGACTGATTTACGTCAATTCTGCAGTAACCCAAATAAAATCTTTGATCGAGTCCGGGGTTCCCAGAAAGAATGATGGCATCATCGATTTGAGGAACAATCCATATGTTATAGATTCGAAATTCAACTGAAGCATTGAGAGTCGAAGAATCGTAGGAGATAGATCCATTTATCCGAACGCTTTGATTGCTGACAGCATATAAGCCAATTCCCATAGGGAGGGTATTGGGTACAGGGTCAAATCCGATCAGATTAATTCCATCATGAAGAATGGGATCTTCAATGTATGTGCCTGGCTTTATATAGACATTTTTTGGGTTCGAGCAAGAGGCTCCATCAGCGGCAGCTTGATCGATGGCAGCCTGAATTGTCGTGAAATCGCTGCCTGTCGGACCTACAATGTAAGGCGATAGGGTCGATCCTCCTACAGCAGCCCATTTAGCTCCGAAAGGCTGAGCATCATCGAGTGTTAGAACAAATCCATTTGTCGAGGCTGGCAAAATTCCAGGGCTAAGACCGCCTCCTCTTCCAAAAAGTAGATCTCCTTTATTAAAGAGGGCAGGGATATTAATCACATTATTGGTTGTCAAGTTCCTGCCCCATTAAACAAAGTTTATGTTTCCTTGTGGACCATTTGGGACTATCCAGATCGTATTATCTTGAACACAAAGCAATTCGATGCTGTCAGTAATGAGGGTCGATTCTAATTGCCCAGTGACTCCGCTAGTAGTGGACACATTGCCATATATTATTTGTTGTCCAGCCCCTTGAAGAATTTTCCAACCTGTTCCTGTGTACCCTGCAACCCTTTGCCGTGTTCCGGCTGTTGCAATAGAAGGAAGGGTTAGATTGATCAAGCCTGGTCCCAGAACATAATAAAAAACGTTAGGTGACATGATGAGATCTGAAGATGCAGGAAGCCAAAGATCGGTGGTGACGCCTGCTCTTAATTGCGCAGCCGTGCATTTTTTATCCATGAAGCCACCTGATAAACTGTCAAATTGGCGCAGGATAAGTAAATCATCGTCATTGACTTGTGCAGCACTCAAAAGTTGATTGATGCTACGAGGAACTGGACCGCTCATAACCTACTTCTCTCCTTTTTGGTTTTTTAGGAATTTTCTTTTGAGACTGCTCGACCATATAATTTCTGCTTTGATCTATGAGTTGTCCTAAAAGTCCTTCTAGTTTTTCCAGGCGATTTCTCATTTGCTCAACAGCCTGTTGAAGAGCGAACATGCGATTTACTTCGGTTTGCTGTTGGATCAATATTCTTTTGGGAACACAGTCTTGAATAATTTTTGGCTGTCCTTGTCCACCCTCCTGCCACCATGATTCCATGAAATTGGGGCATTCTTTTTCTGAAGAGCACATCTTATTTTTTACGAAAGGGCAGTTATCACCACATGAAGTACATTCCATTGAGTTACCTATTTAGTTTGGTTTAAGGTTGTTTTTGACATAAAATTCCTGTTGCAGCCAAAGGACGCCAAGTGGATCCATGGTTGTGCAATGCTGCTTGAGAAAATCCAGAAGCAGGATCTCCCCCTGTATTACTTGTAAAAGTTTGGCCGCCATTCCCTGCTCTCCATGTTGTTGTGTCTGCGCCACCCCTATTGTTTTTTCCTGGAGTCATGGGTTCAATAAAGTGATTATGGGGAGGAATTTGGGTAACATCTAATCGAATCCCCGTTTGCTGCCAAGTGCCTTGAGGAAGAGATCCTCCCACCGTATATGTGCCCCCTCCTTTCACTGATAAAAGACAGTCTCCTACAGGAAGAATGACCCATCCACTTGGAGCAGTATCTTGGTAAAACCACAGTTGAGTGCCTGCAACAAAACTTACTTGATCGAATCGGATTTGATAGTTTATGGATCCTCGTCCAATGACAAACAAATCATTGTTGACAGCGGTGCTAGGAAGGGGATCAAATAGCGAGATATCGAAATTTCGTATTTGTGCGATGGTCGCTTTTTTGTCAGTGAATCCTTGATGGATAATCGTTAAATCTTGAGTTGGGTCAATCACACCTGCTGGATCTAAATCGGGTATTTGTACAGGTAAACTCATCTTTGCTCCTTATGATGGAATAATTTTTGATTGACCCCAGGCAATGATCGTCGATGGGTCTGCTGCACCGGTTATGGGAACAGAAGTACCAGAAATCACTCCTAAACTTAGAGTTGCGCTTGAAACTATCGTCAGTGTTAGCGTTCCTCCTACATTGGCTCCAATTGCATGCAAGTAATGTGTTGGGCTTGCCATATCAACGGCATATAAGACACATAGTGAATCGCTTATAGGGAAGATATTCACTCCATCCCCATCAGTGATAATGGCTTGTTCTTCTTGTTGTTTTAACCAATTAAGCCAGCGATAAGTATACCTGCCAAGCCAGTTGAACCAATTCCGAGGAGGAAATTCTAAGCGTGCCCAGCCTTCTAATTTTTTTTCATTGGGAGGTTCAAGAACATTGTTTTGTCCAGATATTGGATCTACAACGTCATTTTCTGCCCATTCAGGCAAGATGCTTGGCTTAGATACCATAATTATCTCCTTAAGGTATGGGAGGTTGAGAGCCGTTAAACATGATTACTTCCGCAAATTGTCCGGCACTGGTCGTAACAATAGGGATTCCAAATTCAGCAAAGCACCCTCCAAAGGAAGGATTAGCTACATTGCCTGCATTGACGGCGAGAAGATCTGTTAGTTCGACTTGAAGGTTTCTTAAATCAAAGGGATCAGTTTCAAAAGGAGATACATAGAGAAGCTCAACGATAGGATCTCCGCTAAAAACAAAAGGAAGAGGAACTCCATAAGTTGCCGTGATGGGTGTATATTGGACGGCTGCTGGACTCACTGATTGAATGGCTGTAACAAGCATTTCTGGTGGATTAGGAAAGGTCTGTCCATCAGTATCCATTTGAAAAGCTGCCGGATAGTACTCATGGTAACGGACTTTAGTCGCTTTTGTGAGAAATTTAAGGACGGTTATGACCTCTTCTGGTGTGGCATTACCTTTGTTAATATAAATTTGAAATCGAAGTTTTTCACGGTAATCATCATCCGATTCATCAGGCAGTCGGGCAAGTCCCAAAATTTGCCCCAATCCATCCAATTGCACACCGACAGCAGTATCTATAGCTCGATCAAATTTTAGATTTTGATCGACATTGTCGATTTCTTGCATTGAAGTGACAAAGGCACGAATAAGCCTTTGAAAACGATTATATTCACCATCAACAAGGCTTTGCTGAAACTGTCCAGCTAAGAGGGCGATCGCTCTTTGAACATGATTTGGAATCAAGACCATTTGATGCCCTCACTTCTCATACCGTCACCGTGATTCGTGTTAAGTCAAAGACGGCCAATTCATTCTCTGCGATTGGGATATCAGCAGTTCCGAAAAGAGGGGAGTCACCAGGTTCATTGGTGGCTGCAATTTGCATGATCCCACTTGCAACGCCAGGGACTGTGAAAATTTGGCAAAGAACTCTTTGTAAGAGGACATCAACACCTATTCCCAAAGAGTTGCCATAGGTGTTGATTGCAGCAGCTACAAGGTCTTGGCCATTTGGTGGAAAAACTTCTTCAGTATAGAGGGTTAACGCAACCGTAACCCAAATGTAGATGGGGGTGGGGCGGCTAAAATTGATTGTCTGTTCTTCACCTTGTGAGTCGGTGATGGTAAACGACGTATTTCCGAACGTTTGGATACCTGCTGGTTTCGTGAGCCAGATTTTATTTGCAACGTCAGCATCAGAGCCTCCTTGTACGACTGCTTCAAAACTTTTTGGAACTCTACCTCCTTTAATCACAGCAGAGGCTTGGGACGCTCCCCCAGTGACTGTAAAATCGCTAGGGGTTATTGAGACCACAATTGCGATCTGCATGTTTAGGGTGAGCGTCCTATTTGCTGTGCCTCCGACTGTGCATGATGCAATCTCAGGTTGGTTCGATAAAAGAATTGCAATTGCATTCATGGTAGCTAAATGGGAAACCGCAAAAGTGACGGTCGGCAATGTCCTCGTGTTAAGGACAATCACAATTTGGTTCCCCGTGACTAAATCCTGATTAAGGACGATCTGAATCGGATCTTGAGTCAGATCTCTATTTTCAAAGACAAAAGCGGAGGTCACTCCTGCCACTTCTTGGAGTAAACGGGCGCGAATAGCTTCAACAGTCGCCGCGCCTAAAAGTCTAATTGAATTATTGCGACGTATCCGCAGCTCGGCATCGGTTTCTATGAAGCGTCCTGTTACTCCAGCTTTGAGATTATTTATGGAAATCCACCCAGAAATAGGAGTGAGAATTTCAGTTAAAGTATTTATGGGAGTGGCTATTGGGGCAAAAGCCTGCGATAAAAAAGTCGCAGGGGAAGATTGGGCAGTGATGCTTAAATTTGAGCCGACATTGATCGAGAAGGGAACATCTGAATCATTCGCATTGATTGTAAATGTATCATTTAAATTGTCTATGGCCAGGACAGGCTGTGGACCCTCATTGATGATTGAAGATAAATTGAGGGTGATTGCATTTATATCGACTGGCTGATCAAAAGTGACTCCATAAGTAGGTTGTGAGGCTCCCCCTGTAATCACAATTGAATTGATCACGACATTATGTCCAAGGATTGGGATCACACTTATGATGTTGGGATTGGTTGGTGTTGCTGAGGCTACTTCGAAGAAAGAGGCAATGTTTGAAGCAAGATCGGCAAGCGTTTGGTCATTATCCGTATTGAAGGGGACGGCCGCCAATTGCGTTCCATTTAGGGTGACTACTATCGAATTCCCAACAACAAAGCTTCCTGTAAAAGTAATAATTGGCAAAGAATATGTAAAAGCTTGGTTATTAACTATGACGGTGTAGGCTTGAAAAGCTAAAGCTGTGACCAATACAGTCGCCGAGGCGGCATTTGATCGGGTGATGAAAGTGTTTTGTTGGCAAAAAAACACATCGCCAGTAATGGGAATTCTCGCCAGAGCACCCTGATTAATCAGAGTTCCCTCTAGACCTGCGCAAACTGCTGTTACTTTTGTTTGTTGTGCAGCAAGTCTTGTAATAGCATTTAGCTGAACCACATTATCAAGGCTAATTCCCTCGGCTGAATTTGGGTATTGGCTGAAGTAAACGTCTTCCATATTTTCCCATAAGTCTGCGAGAACTTTTGAAAAAACACCGATGAGTTGGCCAAATATGGATTGTGGGTCTAAATTGATTTCTCCAAATTCAGCAAGCAATTGATTTTCTAAATCAGCTTTAATGTCAGCAAGCCTTTTAGCTCTAAAACCTTGAGGAGTTAAACCGAATGTCATGCTAATAACTCCTGCGTAAGAGTAATTTCACCCTGGATGGTGCTTACTGAAAAAGTGACAGAGTAAATGCGGCGTTGATCATCAAAATTGCTTGTAAAACTCAGTATTTCACTGACACCAGGCGTATTGAGAATTTCTTGTTTGAGGACACTTTCTATACGGATTTGATTAGGAGCTTTGATGAAAAAATCTTGATAATAGGAAACTCCTGCTGAAATATCTAAAAACCATTCACCTAAAATAAAGCGCAATCTAATCGCTAAATTTTGAGTAATTTGGTCTTGATTTTCAACAAGCTGTAAATCAAAATCTTGTAATAAAAGATCGCCAGTTGTTTTATCCAGCGCGATATCTTTCATGCAGCCTCGTTAACTCAAAAAAAATCCTAACTATTTTGTTGGGGTATTTGAGTAATTGAGACTGTTGAGTATATTTGCAGCTTTTAAGAGATTGATCCCTTAATTGAGTCTAAAGCAAGTTTTAAGGTTGAGTAAGTGGGTCCTGCGCCTTGGAAAATTGGACTGCCTGAGGCTGTAGTCACAGATGTTATCAAAATTCCAAGTATGCTGCTGACGATGTCAAGGACTTCCGTTGAAGCATTTCCTATCGCCACCTTCGAAGCTGTTTCAATTTGGATATCTCCACTAGCTTTAATTCTTATACTAGAGTTTTTGTATGTTAAAAGCACGTCTTCGTTATTTTCGGAAAAAGAATTCTCTGAAAATGGCATTAAACCCATGAAAGCAACAGCATCTGAAAGATCAAATTTTCTGGGATCATTTGGCGCGACTATACCACCAGTTGATTTCCAAAGATCTGTACTTCTTTCAATAAACAAAAGTAAACATGTATCACCTTGAAGGACTGGGAAAGTTAGACTAGCTCCTCCTGCTCTGGGAAAAATTACAGGCACATTATTTAAAATGGGCATTTCTTGGGTTGTGCCATCAGTGTAGCTTTTTTTCAGTGCAGGTTGGATCGTTGCCTTTTGCTTTGTATTATCATAGGAAATAATAATGCCAGGAAGAGCTGTGTGAACATCATATAACTGAAATAGCACAGCTTGTCTCATAGCATCAGTCATTGTAGTCATTTTTCATCACCTTTAGCTATTTTCCAACACTCTAAGATACTTTCTTTAAGATGTTTGATTTGTTGATGCATTTCGACAAAGTCATCTGTATGTGCATTAAGATATTTTACTACAAAAGCGTCTTGGTTCTTCCATCCCCAATCCAAAAGTTGGCAACTCAGTAGAGAACCCAATTTTTCTCTTAGTCTTCCCAATTCTTCCACTCTTTCGGCTTTCATAATAAAATGATCTCCATCAATGAGCGCCAATTAGGTCCGAAAGTATCTCCTTCATGCCTGATTGAAAACACTGAATAAGGACCATCCAATCCGATTCTTTCTGATTTCACGTTGATGCGGTCTCCAGGAAGAATATCTGGTCGCAATGTGGTTGTAACGACGTATCCCGTTTTTGGACCGCCGATATACAGAGATGCTCTTTTATCTGTGAATCTTTGAGGGATGCCTATCATTCCAGTATCAGCATTGATTTCAACAGGAGGCTTAGAAGTAGTTCCAAAAGGGGGAATGATCTGAAGCTTGCCATTTTGCACACTCCATTTTAATCCAAGTCGTGAAACTGTTTTATCAATCGCATTTTTTCCCATGCCTACAAACTCAAAACCTTGCTCATACACAACGTTGTCAGTAGGAGTAAACTCAGAAATAGTAAGACCCATTTGCTCCGCGATCGTCTCGATAACTTGGCGCACTGAGACCTTTTCCTTGAAGCTAACAGAGATATTTTTTTGATTGAGAATGCGTTCTCCATCTCCACAATCAAGGGTGGTGATAATTTCTGGTTGCTCATAGGCATGGCTGACTTGGGTAGTATTTCCGATGAAAAGGAGTTGTTCACCTGCGTCTTCACTATATCCTGCTGATACAATGACTTGATCTCCATAATCTTTAATCCTATTTCTGTTTTCTTGACTTAAGTTCCAAATTTTTACTGAAGCAGTATTGGCAGACCAAGCTAAATTTTTTTGCATAGAAAAAGCTACTCGCAAATGGGAGAGTTTTATCGTACCAATATAGCCACTGAAAGTTGAATTTCTCAGACCTATTTCTACACTGGCAATTCGATTGAACCTCGTCATTTTTATGCAAACTCCCCCTGAGAATAATAGATGAGCTCTGCCACTGCTCCCATATCGAATCGTTGAATTTTTCCTTGTCCTCCGATGATGTTTTCACAAACAATATCGCCATTTGGCTGTCCATCTGCGATGTATTGAGCGGTTAGGTTATAATTTGCGACTACCTTTATTCCTAAGATAATAGGGACTAAATCTCTTGTCAGAATGTCCATGACCCAATATTCATTCATGGCATTCCATCTGAAAGATAAGATGAAAGTCTGACTATCTAATTCAATTTGCTGCTGCCATTGAGCAGGTTCTTTAAAGGGGATAATTTGCATCTTAAACCACTCCCAAAATTTGATTTTTTATAGCTAGGACATTAGGAAGAATATCAGGGGCGATCGGAACAAGAGACTGAACTCCAACGTTGATTCCACTTGAAGCTTGGTCTTTTAAACTTCCTGGAGGATCGTTTTGGATAATCGGGTAGTTAGTATTTGCTGCTACGATGTCTCTGGGAGTTTTATTTTGAACCCCTCCAAAGTTGTCACCCTGATCAAGCAGCAATCTGACACTGGTATCAAAGATAATTCTTTGCATTTCAATGGTGAATGTAAGCGATTGTCCTGTCTTTACGTCCCTGGGCACATCCAAATTAACGATTGCCATGTTTTGATAGACTTTCAATCCTGTGACCACTGTCACTACTTCTCTTTTTTCATGAAGTTGAATTAAGCGGTTAAAAGCATCAATAGACCGATTGAAAGGAGCAAAAATGGAGAGGGGAGTATCTGTCACAAGACCCACCAAGACAATGATATCTGGTTCATTTATAATATGGTCGGATACGATCGTCCCGTCTTCAACGGGGTAGTTCGTTACACGTGATGCAAAACGGTGTTCTTCCCGAATAGTCACATCTAGGTCAATGGAACCCACTTTTGGGCTAGGATATTTTTTTCCAAACAACAGAGATAAAACCATTATTCCACCTGAGGATTGTTGTTATAGATTTCTCGTACCTCATCTAATAAGGCTCCCTTTATCACCTCTTCCACAGTTTCACGAAGGATATTTTGTTGCTGATCTGTTGTGCCTGGCGGAACTTGCATTTCAATTCTCGTATTCAAATTGATATTTTGTTCTGTCTTGGTCGGTGCATTTTTAGCTGACTGATTTTTCATGACTCTATTGATTTTTTGGTTAGTCTCGACCTCAAAATCAGGGATTTCTAAAAAATCGGACATGTATTCTCTTTGAATATCTTGTCCTATTATTTTGAATGCCCCTTTAATGCCTCTTGCCAAATAGCCTATGCCTTTCAATGCGACTTCTAATGTTTTAACCCCAAAAGTGATGGCGGGTAAAATGTCTTCAACAAAGGCAATTTTCAAGCCTTCAAAAGTTTGCCAAAAATTTCTAATAGATTTATTGACTTCTTCTAATGCTGGGAGGGAATCTTTCAGAGATTTAGCGTATTCATCATACTTCACCGTTAAAACATCGAGGTTGTCACCCGCTTCTTTTGCGAATTTAATAAATTTTTGAGCATCTTCTTCTCCAAAAAAAAGCTTAGCGATTGCAAATCGTTCAGTTTCAGTTTGGACTTCATTAATTTTTTTGAGGATGTCAACAAAGAGATCACGGGCATTTTTTACTTCTCCAGTGAATTTGTCTCTGAATTCAATTCCAGTGTAATAGGCGATAGTGCCTAACTCTCCCATGCCATTTCTAGCTTCACGGAGTAGTTTACTAAGATTGATTAAGGCAGCCTGGAAATTTTTCGGTTCAATCCTAAAATCTTCAGCCACTCTTCGAAGTTTGATGAATTCTTCAAATGAAATGCCAATGCTTTTAGCCAGGTCATCTGCATCAAGCGTTGCATCTGAGATGTCTTTAAAAAAATCGAGAGTCTTGGCGACAAATGCTGCCGCAGCCGTTGCAGCTATGGCAAATTTTGTCTTAAAGCCAATAATGGTGCGATTAAATTGCTCGACACCTCGTTGATCGACTTGAAATCCAAGTTTTGTGACTAACTCTCTGACTACTGTCATTTCCTTGACTCTTTTCTTTTAGATTCCTCTATCAGATCGAGCCTCATATCCAGTAAGGCATTTGCCCTCATCAGATCATCTAAATTCCATGTACGCTCGATTTCATCTAAAGTCGCAATTCCTTCCAAAATTAAACGCCAGAAAAGGAATTCGCTCTTTATTTCCGAATGGAGGTTGTTCTCGTATCTGGCTGACGATTCTGCGGTATCGGTGCTGAGGCTCCGAATAGGCTTCCAATACCGCTCTCCCCAAAAAAAGAACCGAAATTGCAATCAATGACAAACCATAAAACTTGCATCAAAGTCCCGAGATCTCCAGCAAACTCAACATCTATCACAGACTCTGTCAATTCCATGCCTTCTTTTCTAACACCTTGACAAAGCTCAATGACCAGATTTTCAAAAGTTTTATCGTCAAGTTGTTGTATTAAAGATTCGACAGCTTTAACAGCTTCTTGTTTAGAGAAAGGCAAGCCAGTTATGTTTTCGCTATTGCCACCTGGAAGTAACAGCTGAGCCAAAGCAGGTCCGAATAATCTCATTAATTTAGATTTTAGCCGCAAAGCTCTTCTTGCGGGGAGTTGTGTGACAGAGTACACTGCCCCATGAATTTGTTTTTCTCTTGTTTCAATCATTAAACGTTTACTCCATTGCTACCTACGAAAATGTCCAGATCTACGAGATCTAATACCCATTCACGGTTAGCTAAATCTTTTCCAAATTCCGAAGAAGGGTATTTCTTCACCCATCCAGTGGCGCTGAAATAGATTGAGTTTCCACTCAAATCTTTAACTAAAATGGGGATTACCCCTGCATTGGTGAGCTCATCAATATTTGCGAAGCCTGAGAGGATGTCATTGCTAGGGCTTGATTGTTTAAGAGTGATGGTCATGTTGCCTGAGCGATTATTACTCTTAATACGAGTTGTCGTTCCATCTGCTCCAGTGACCTTTGCCCATTGATCATCATCCCTATCAACAGTTAAAAAAGTCCCATCGGCAAATCCACTCATTGGAACTCCGCCGACTGTGATGATAACCTGTTTAGGGTCATATGTTCTTACTGCCATAATTTCTCCTCGCCTTTTTAAACGGTGACCGTTCCTATAATCTCAACCGCTTGAATCGCTCCTGATAAAGTTGCTTGAAATCTGACATTTTTCAAAATTCTCTGAGCCTTATCATTTGGAGGAACATTTGCAGCTTTAGGAACTGTTATTATTGGCTCTGGATCTTCTGCAATAAAGTTATTGCTGATGCCGAGTTGCAATGCTCGCCTCACTTCAGATTCTATGGCTGTGATGCCCGCGTCAGTATAGGGGACTTTATTGCTATTGACTAAGACCGAGTAGACAAATTCTTGAATTCTTGAAGTTAGCCAGTCTACGCCCCGCACAATATCAATGAACTCACCCTGAGCAACAGTGCCTTCACGAGTGATCCCAACTCCACCGATGAACTCATAAGTGTTGGCTTTCTTATTTCTTGCATTTTGGGATTGAGTGATTGTTAAATTAGAATAAGAAATTGAATTGAGTCTTTTAAATTTCCACGTTTCAGAGCCTGGATCTAATGGGAGCACTCCTCCAAACCAAGCACATTCAGGAAAATCATTTTCAGCATCCTGATGATAAAGAACGAAAGTGCGTATATATCCTGCTTGGTTACACTTCGCTGCTATTGAGGATAAGTCTACCCCTGCCGCAAGATTGATAATGTTTGGATCAGAAGAGGCTGTTCCAAAAAGTTTGACTTGTCCCTCTGTCCATCCTGCGGCTGAAAAAACTGTCGCCAATGTCCGGTCAGTCATGGCTAGGGCATACCAAGTGTCGTCCACTTGCTGAATTGTGTTTAAATCATCAATCACAGGGTCTGAAGGAATGAAAGGTGCGATGATGAGTCCAAACTGTTTGCTGAGGATTCCATCAGACACACTCAATACGAACCCCGTTCCCGCAACATTTGCTTCTAACTCAAAACTGCCATCTAAATTATCTGTTGCGCTAACAGGGACTGCCGTTTGATTTTGAATGAGAAGGACAAGGGCAGCAGCGATGTCCTCATTTGTCTGGACCTCATTCAATGTCGTATAGGTAAAGTCTACCCCATTGATTGTCACCGTGTAGTCCGTATTGGGTTCCACTTGGGTGACTGTGATTCGAGCTGCATCAGGATTTACAATGGTTGTGCTAACATCCAATGTGTACGGCACTCCTGGGACATCTGCCACTAATCCAAATGTCGCATCCAAATTATTTGTTGCAGTTATTCCTAAAGCAGCAGCATTGATAGCAGATACTAAGGCGCTTGCAATTGTTTCTGGGGAAACGGGTTGTGTGGGAGTAGTGATCGTGGCTGTTGGTTGACTTGCTCCACCTGTGACCACAAAACTGTTTATGATGGCTGAAATATTAGGATTTCCATAAACAGTTAATGTTCTATTATTTGGATCTGAAATTAATACGGTATCCACTGCTGGATTGGCTTCTAATGCTGTGGCAATATCATTCATTGTGGTGATTTGGTCCGTATTGAATGGAATGGGGGAAAGGGGAGTGCCATTCAAAGTGATCGCGATGGAGTTGCCCGTCACAAAGTCTCCACTCATCACTACAACAGAGTTTTGAGCGGTTGGAGTTGAGGGGACAGTAATGGGCGTAGAATTAAGTGTGACCGTATAATTGAAAGGGGACATTGCTGTTTCAACGAGGATCGAAGCACTATTGACAGTCCTGCGTCCAATAGCAATGCGTTGGGGACTTAATGCCTGGCTGAATGTTTCTTGAGCTGCAATATATTCTAAATCAGTAGCTTCAAAATCATTAGCCACACTTTGAATATTGCTATAAAACCTGATACGGTCATTAAACCGTTTATGTGTCCCTAGAATCATGAGCGTGCCAAAGCCAGCTTCAGAGACTGTCTGCGTATCTCTCGTGATTTGGACATTTACAATATCGCTTAATGGCATAACATCTCCCTAAGGTATTGTGATTGTTTGGTCATAAACCACACTCCCACTTGCATCTTGATAAATTTCTTCTACCTCGACTGTTTCGATCAAACCTAAGTTGTCTTGGTAGTCTTGTCCTATTCTGAAAAGGACATCCATTGACGCTCTTTTTTCAAATCGCGAATCCAAAAGTTCTGTGACATCATTGATCTGAAAATGATTCACAAATACAATCCCATTTGCTCGTAATGAGTCCAGCACAGTTTGTATTTGCAGGCTGCTTCTTAAATTCTCAAGCCGTGTAATGCAATCGCCGCCATAGGTTTGGATTTGCAGGGTAAATTCTCTATCTCCAACCATGTCCACCAAGCCGTTCATGTCGGCTTCAGGAGTGTAATCTTCACCTATTTGATTCAGAGTATTGAGAAATAAAGTAACATATGGTTGATCTGGACGAGGGGCATTTTCATTCAAAAAAATCACCGAGCATCCAGGACAATTGGCTAAAGCCCAGGCATAGAGGTTAGTCTTTATTGTCTCAAAATTAAGCGGCATTTTTTTTCAATCCATAGATAACAAGAACAGAGTGCAGTTCATGTCCCTCCATCTCTATTTCGGGCACATAAAAGGTGTCATATTTGATATCAAATAGACGCCATGCGTTCTCTTTTATTTCTTTTAAAAACTCATTCAATCTTGATTCGAGTATTGAATAATTTGTTTCTGATATAATCTTAGCTTTCATGATTGCCCCTCTAATCTTAAAACTATGTATTTGTAATGATTTACTAATCCAAAATTCTGGTTGTTTTGCCAAGGGAAGACTTGGACTACTTCAAATATTTTACTAAAAAAGAGAACCAAATCAGGATTTAAGCTTGTGATCGTATTGATCTCAGTAGCCGTATAAAGCTTGTATCCTTCAGAATCTCTTCTACCTTCTGGCAATTCCTGCATTTCTTCTCCTTTCATAGGCTGAATGCTGGAAGTAATGACGCTGTCGATAAAACTTCCATCAGCCCAGCGCCCATTTGTATAGCCACCACTTTGAAATCTGCGTAATGTCACAGGTGTTCGAAAGATTTCAAAAGGGCTTGCCAT